CGTCCTCACGCTGGTCGTGGGTATGTCAACCAACCCAAGAGTTTGTCGACGGTCGGTTCCCAGGGAATGGGTGTCACAGGTTCGTCATCGAAACTTGCGGGCGGTGTTCCCGCAAATGGAAAAGTGGGAACGTATTCGCTGGAAGGCGCTCTCCGTATTGCCGGTGGCGGCACGCAGGGTATCTATTCGGCGGGCAAGAACGGATCATCATCGACACCCGGAACGGGTCAGACGATCTCGGGTGGTGCTTTCTAAACTCCGCCTCCTGCCTTCTGCTTCCATGTAGCATCACACACAGCACACTGGTACATCCAAATCACATTTCGGGCATCCAACTTGATGCCTACAATGTTTGATTCCTGACCCGGCTTGCGGGTCTCACACGTCATGTTGGGACACTTCAGATTGTTGAACCTCGGGAGCGTCGGGTCGTGCTTCAGGTAAGGATTCACGGAATACTGAATCGAAGTGTCCTGGAGAAGGTCATGCTCGTAGACAACTGGATTCTCCTTCGTAATGGACTCCTCGTAGGGACAGACGCGGCACTTCAGAAACGCTCCATCATCACGCTCCTCGATCGAATACATCATATTGTCGCAGTCCTTACAAAACTTCATTGTTCCTCTCTATTGGATAACAGAACCGTTTTCATTTTTTCTTTACGAACCCACTTTCAGTGCGTTCAAAATGGATGGGGACGAGCAATCTTGTCTTGTAGGTATTACACAGGATGCCTACGAAGCTCGATCTGTTCCTGAACGGAGACCCCAATTCGACCAGCGATACGAAGAAGAAGGGATTCAAGGCGTTCGAGAATGGTTCGAAGTTCAACCTCCAAAACTACAGCGATTTCAAGGAGAAGTATTACCTTGCCACGCAAGAGGACTGGGACCAGTTCTACAAGCTCTACTATGCGGACATTGAGAACGGAACGCCTCGCTACTTCACTGAGAAGCACACGTCTGTGGGTCAGCTTCGCGTCGATCTCGATATCAAGTTTGACGGAGTGGTCGACGAGCACAAGCACACGCCTGATCAGGTTGCTGCTTTTGTGAAGGTCTACATGGCGGAGGTCAAGAAGTATGTGGAGACGACGGATCCGATCGAGATCTATGTCTTGGAGAAGGACTATCCGACTTTCGACAAGGTCAAGAACATCTCTGCTTCCGGCATCCACATTCAGATTCCTGCGATCAAGACCCGCGCAGGTGTGGAGCAGGCCATTCGTCGCACTCTTCTCACCAACAAGGGTGCTGCGATGGAGGCGTGCTTCCCTGGTCTTGGGTTTCGCGGAACCTGGGAGGATGTCTACGACAAGCAGCCGCTGACCCATACGAATATGTGGATGGTGCTTGGCTCCAAGAAGAACAACGAGGGTCTTCCTTACAAGATTCGGTACACCTTGAAGTCGAGCGGCGACGAGGTGACGGTCGACCAGACGCGTGGGTTCGGAATGAACATTGATCTCATGAAGAAGCTGTCCGTTCGCTCCTTCGAGAACGAGGAGACGCCGATGACTGAGTTTGGCAAGGCAAACGTCCACATTCAGCCGGAGCGTGAGGTCATTCCGATCTCGGGTGGTCGTGCGACGGCTCCCGGACGCGGTCGTCAGGCTCAGCGTGGTCCTGTTGTCGAGTCTCGCGATTCGTCGCCTGGCCGTGTCTACATTGCGCCGCTGACCGAGTCCATGCGTGCCTACTACGAGGCACACGTTCGAAACCTTGCTCCGTCTCGGTACACGAACTACAAGGACTGGACGGATGTCGGCATCTGCTTGAAGAACATTCATCCGGATCTGCTGGAGGTCTGGCTTGATTTCAGCGCACAGGTGGGCGATTCTTACAAGCAGGGCGAGTGTATCAGCAAGTGGAACGGTTTCGGGTTTCGCACGGATGGCCTGACAGTCAAGTCTCTTCGCTATTGGTCGAGGGAGGACAATCTGGAGGGTTTCAATCGTGCCGAGAACCAGAATGTGGACCGCCTGATCGAGTCTGCCGCGAAGACGTGTGCGGAGAATGATGTCGCGCAGGTCATCTATGCGAGGTACGGCGATGAGTTCAAGTGTGCTCGCTACGGAACGAACGTCTGGTACCAGTTTGTGGGCCATGTGTGGCGTGAGACCGATAAGGGTATTCAGCTCCAGCTTCGTCTGTCGCAGGATATTGCCAAGCTCTTCCTCGAGAAGGAGGAGACGCAGATGGCAATCATTCGCAACAACGGAGATTGCGGTCATGGTCGCGAGTTCAACCCCGAGTGCGACACGTGCCGTGCCGAGAAGGACAAGGATGCGTATTCGAAGATGCGTATCAAGCTCAAGACGCCTGGCTACAAGCGTGGTGTTATGGATGAGTGTCGCGAGCTCTTCCTTGATGAGACGCTCGCAAACAAGCTGGATGAGAACAAGAACCTGATTGCCTTCAACAATGGTGTTCTGGATACGGCAACGATGGTGTTCCGTGAGGGAAAGCCGGAGGACTACGTCAGCTTCTCGACCAAGCTGAATTACGATCCGGAGAAGCACTATTCTGCTCACGAGTGCTGGCCGGAGGTTGAGAAGTTCCTGCGTGATATCCTGCCCGACAAGGATGTGCGCGACTACTTCCTGCGTCATATGTCGACCTGTCTCAACGGAGGCAACGAGGCACAGAAGTTCCACATTCTGACGGGGTCTGGATCGAACGGAAAGTCGATGTTCAACAACTTGATGTCGACGTGTATGGGTGATTACACCTGTAAGGCACCGATCTCTCTGCTGACCCAGAGCCGCAACAAGTCTGCGGCTGCTGCCCCTGAGTTGGTTCGTATGAAGGGTCGTCGTTTTGTGACCATGCAGGAACCGGACGAGGAGGTTCCTCTGAATACGGGTCTGATGAAGGAGCTGGCTTCGTGTGAGAAGATCACGTGTCGCGACTTGTACCAGGGTTCGAAGCAGATGATTGATTTCGATATTCAGGCGCGATTCCATCTGGCCTGTAATGAGAAGCCGAAGATCAACGCAACGGATGGAGGTACGTGGCGTCGTCTGTGTGTGATCGACTTTCCGAGCAAGTTCGTTCACAATCCGACGGCTCCTCACGAGAAGCCGATCGACGAGTCGCTGGTTCAGAAGGTAGTGTCGGTCGAGTGGGCAGAGTGCTTTCTGTCGTATCTGGTGGATATCTACCGCGTAGGCAACGGATGGCGTCGTCTGACGCCTCCTACGAAGGTGATGGCCTATACGAATGAGTATCAGGAGGACTCGGACGTTGTCGCCCGGTTCCTCCGTGAGTTTGTCCGCGCATGGACGCCCGAGGATGTGGATAAGAATGATGGGATTGTTCCTACGAAGAAGACGGTTATGACAGAGTTTATGACGTGGAAGCGCGAGAACAGCCTGCTTCATCGCCCGGGCGCTTCACCTCAGGAGCTCGAGAAGCGACTGACGACACTGTATGGACCGCCTACGAACTGGAATATTGCGTTCCGGTTTGGTGTGGAGGGATAAGCTTACTGGCGCGCAGCACCGATCTTGGACAGAACATACGTGCGCAGGACACCGATCGTGAACACCACCAGCACGAACGAGATGACCAGGTTCACGAACGCGGCGAGCACATCACCCACCTTGAGGGTGACACCACCCATCGTGACCGTGAACGACGAGACACCCTTGCCCGCGGCGGCGGCCGGGGCGAGCAGCGGCGCAATGATGTCCTCCGACAGGGCAGTGAAAAACTTGCCCACCACGCCTCCGAGATAGAACGCCGCAGTCAGGATGATGATATCACGAGTATCGAGCATTTTTATTATGATATGTATACTTTATTTCGTTAAGACAATGGACACTCGGTTCTGGGGACCCAGTGCGTGGCAATTATTTCATTTGATTGCGTTTACCTCAAAACATCCCGATGATGTTCTCAATCAGATGAAAGATGTTCTACCTTGTAAGTTCTGTAGGGCATCGACGACCGAGTTTGTTGAGAAACACCCCCTGCGCGGCAACCCTGGCAAGTGGCTCTACGATATTCACAATATGGTGAATAACAAATTAAGAAGTCAGTGTAAAGATGATCCCGCAGTCATCAACCCCGGACCCGACCCCTCCTTCGACGACATCAAATCCTTCTACCACAAACTCCGACCCAATGCCATACCTGGATCCGACTTTCTCCTTGCCGTGGCCGCAAACTACCCCGTCGAACCCGAGCCAAGCCAGATGTCCGTTCAGCGGGAGTTTGTGCACGACCTCGCAAAAGCCTACCCATTCGATCATCTTCAAGGAGTTTTTCAAGAGTACCTCGACACCCACGAAGTAGCCTTGACGGGTCGTTCTGCCTACATGAAGTGGATGTATGGACTGATGAAGGAACTGGCAAAAAAGACCAAGACCCAGTTGCCTACCTATCGAGGATATACACAACGTATTGCGTATTTCCGAAGTGGATGCTCCAAAAAGACGTACCATGGAAAAACATGTCGTAATGTAGGGGGTGGGTTAACAAAGAACCGTGATCATCGTAAGACGTATCGCATAACTCATTCTCGGTTGCTCTAATTTGACAGGTATCCGTTGATAACAGGATGTTCTTGCTCCCAATCGAGGTTGTGCCAGTTATCGAACCCCGAGAACCGGTGGCGACCGCGTAGGAACCTCGCACATGGAGTAGGTTTCTGTTCCTCTCCAAAGACTTTCCTGAACCACCAGAAGGAACGCATCTCGTCAGTCGGCTCTTTCCAATCAGGATCAGGCGTCAGTGGCGTATAGATAAGCTCATCTCGCTCGACTTCTGCGTGTTCAGCAGCATACTCGGGCATCTCGCTACACGCTTGTAGTGAGCGAATCGCCATTCCGCGAGAAACCCGTGCCTCGCCCTGAACCCACAGAATCTGTTGCTCGCTGATCATCGTTCCATTCATATTCTTCATTCGACAGTCCGAAGGTGTTCCGTACGACTGCCACGGTACCTCTTCCTCATCGGGTTTCTCCTCTTCCTTCGGCAGTTCCATCCGACACATCGGACATGACTTGTTGCTGTTCATCCATGTTGTCATACATTTCAGGTGAAAGGTATGAGAGCAGGAAAGTGTACAGTTGTTGGTGTTGGTTGAAACAGGTTCGTAGCAGATAGGGCAGTCCATTCTTACTGCTTCTTCTTATCCTGTGGCTTATCGTTTCCGTTTTTCATAGCAGCAATTGTGAGTCGAACGTGGCGTCCAGAATACACATCGGCGCGCTTCTCCTTGGCGGTCTTCTTGCTTTCACGACGAGTCTTGGGAGGATCCATTTGCCTTCTCTTGTAAACGGGGGGAGTTTCCGTTTTTAATGGCGGCGGGATCCCTTGCGGCTCTTGCGGCTCTTACGCGAGCGGCGACGACCACCAACGGGGGCGGCATCACGGACCGGCGCACTCGGGCTGGCAGCCGACGGGCCCGCAACGCTGATGTCCATGTTCTCCGTGAAGGGCTGGACGTCCGCACCACCCTTCATGCCCTTCTTGTAGGTCTTCTTCGCCATCTTGAGAACCTCACCGAAGTCCTTGCCCTTGTGCGCCTTCATTGTCTTCTTAACGTGAGCGAGCCACTTGTTTGCCATTTATTGAATGAACGAGAAACTATTGTAGACCTACTGGCTTTTCCACGAACCCAGGGGCGCGACTATTCTCAAACAGAATCCACTGGCATCCATACGCAAGGGCTGTTTCGGGATTTTCCACTGCCTTGGCGAACATGATGTCCGGAGCAACAATCGTGATATTGTTGCGATTGTAGTCGACAAGTTCCGGCTGGTCGCGAGGGTGGATGGCCTGTATATAGGTGAGGTGGCGAACATTCGACTCGTTCCACGACAGGTTGACCAGATCACCCAGTTTGGTTCCCTGAACATTTGCCGAGACAACAATTAGTCGGTTGGCAAGCTGGTCAATCGGCATTGTCTGGACATCTGTGAACTGCGTAGGCAACAGGTGGCGATGAACAGTTGTCTGTAAGGATTCGGCGGCGCGATTGAGGACCGCGGCACTGTCGGTGTGGGTCACGATAGACAGAATGAAGGGATCCGGAGAAGGGAAGGCCTGAATTAAGGCACGACAGACCGACTCGAACGTCCAGTAGTCATACGCATAATTGTACCCTCCCTTCAACGACTTCTGCGAGACAATCGGCCGGTCGTTCTCATCAGCGTAGAGGTGAACTTCCAACAACCTCTGTCCTGACGCAATCACTTCTTCAGCAGGGACGAAGACCGATCCACTACACGAATAATCACAGAGACGCTTCCTTCCGATCACCGGTGCGGTTTCAGGACGAGTCTCTTGCCATACGATGTATCCGAGTGTTGCTGCCAGGGTCAGAACAATCGCTGTCTCCATTATTGGTTAGGAAGGTCTATTTTTGCTTGGGAATCCGAAATAGGAAATTACGGAAGGTGCTCATAACCTCGTCGGGCATCGTCTCTTCCATCGGAATTCCAACCAGCGACGCATAATGAAAATACAAGCAATACATTCCACATTCCGAATCCTTGAACTGGTGGCGGGTCTTGTTGGAAGCAAGTTCCGTATCGCCCGGATTTGTTTTGACCTTGTCCCACTCCTCTTTCCACCTACGCATAAGAATCTTGATCTCCTTTTCCGGTTCGTGAGCATACGAGTCGAAATAGGTAATCCGCGCATATTCCAGCTCAGGACGCAGATCAGCAAAGACGGCAATCCAGTGTTCACCCGGTCCATCATGAGGATCGGTATTGAACACAACACCGACTCGGTGCTTGCCCTTCTTTTCAAGTTCCTTCAAGTTGAGGGAACAGAGTGCCGAAACAATACACTGTCCCGTCTCCGACTTCAAATCAAAATCGATGGGAACACATCCCACAAAGAAGTAGTCGGGAAACAGTTCCATGTAGTTCTTTTCCACATGGTCAATGTCATCCGAAGACAACCATTCATCACGCTTGACGTTCCATGACTTCGGTGCCTTCGGCCGGTGGGCGGAGAGGAGCTTTGCGATAATACACTCCGCATTGCCCGCAACACAATCGTCGTGAAACCTCTTTTGGAGGTCATCCCACATCTCATCGACAGATCCCTCCTTGATCTTCGGTTTACTCGGGTGCTCTTTGTTGTATGCCTTCGCAAGTGCTTTGACTTCGTCTTCACCGATCCACGACATCCTTGTTGGAAAACGGATATTTTTAAACTCCGTCTATTCCAGACAGACACAATGGACGATCTCAAGAACACCCTTCGCAAGTATGTCGAGATTACCAAGAAGATCCAGGAGGCAAATGCTCGTGTGAATGAGCTTCGCGATGAGCGACGTCTTCTGGAACTTGATCTTGCTGCGATCTATGCCCATCCCAAGGAGGATCTTCCCGACCGAGTCAAGTTCGAGACTTCTCAATTGATGTTCACAATGAAGAAGCCCGGAGAGTGGAAGAAGGGCTGGACGCTTTCCAAGAAGCAGTTGACAGAGTATGTTATGACGATTCTTCCGGAGCACGGCGAGGAGTTGATGACCGAGATTACTCGTCGGCATGATCCGAAGCTGGTTGGAACAGACTTCGCATTTGACATCAAGCCTATTTCGACGGAATAAAACTTTGAGACCGAGGCGGTTGGGCGACCGCGAGTCGCATCTCATCAATTAATTTTTGCATTGTTCTGAGCGATTCTTCTACTTTTTCTATGTTGTCGGTCGCCATGAATCCATGGCGAATACGAAGAAGGTGTGGTTCGAGAGCCTGACTTGTCTGGATAGCACGACATGTAAGTTCCACAAGGGGCTTGACCATTAACGTGAGATATGTTCTACAACAACACAATCTTTTTAGATGCGTTTGTGAACACCCACTACAATGGTATTCATATATAAATGTTCGTTGGTATAACCTATCGTTTGGCGGACAACTGGTTTCATCATGTTGATCTGAATTCTTACAAGGATCGGCCAATCAAGTATTTGGAAATAGGAGCATTTTATGGAGCCAACCTGTTGTCGGTTGCCAAAACATACGGCCAGCACCCCGACAGCAAGATGTATTGTATCGACCCGTGGGAGGATTATGCCGAGTATCCCGAATACAAGAATGAACAGCCGACCATTTATCAGGCGTTTCTGAGCAACGTGGAGAATTCTGGACAGAAGGAGAAGATCGAGATCAAGCGTGGATATTCGAATATGGTGGTTCCTACACTTGAAGATGAATCGTTTGATATCATCTACATTGATGGAAATCACGAACCGGAATATGTATTGGAGGATGCTGTTGTCTGCTTTCGGAAACTGAAGAAGGGAGGAATCATGATCTTTGACGATTATGGTTGGGGTGGTCCTGATTTGACGCAGAAGGGTATTGATGCTTTCCTGGCAGGATATCATAAGAAGATAACCTACCTCGGAATACGGGATAGCCAGGTGTTTGTTCGGAAGTTGTAAAACGAATTGAGTATACAATAGGATAAAGAAACGTATGTCGACTGACGTATACAGTCCTTACAATCCAAAGAACCGATTCTTTACGGAGAAGGATATTCATCACGTTCTCCATCGGCACGGATTGCCTCATTACCGGGTATCCAATCCCAAGGTCTTTCAGGTTGCGATGGTTCATACAACCTATGTGCGGCGAACGGAGTATACGACTCCCGATGGACGTCCTGCGCAACTCGCGCCGTGTCCAGCGGGTGTAATGCCTCTTCAAGATGAATCCTACGAGTGTTTGGAGTTTGAAGGAGATGCTGTCTTAGGTGCTTGTATCGCAACGTACTTGCGGAAGAAGTACCCAGAGAAGAAGCAGGGGTTCTTGACGGATGCTCGGAAGGAGCTCGTCAACAACGAACGGATCGGGAGGTTGTGTCAAAAGGTGGGATTGGATACGTTCTATGTTATCTCGCGTCATAACGAGACATCCGTTGCCATTAATGGACGGCATAACATTCAGAAACTCGGTGATATCTTTGAGGCATTTATCGGGGCATTGTGGACGGACTGCGGCAATCGGTTTGCGGTTGTGTCATCATTTGTAAACTACGTGATGGAGGCATACTTAGATATTGAGGACTTGGTGACAACGGTAACGAACTATAAGGACGTGTTCCAGAAATACTGCCAGCGGGAGCTGAAATGTACACCGGTGTACCGGATGCTGGAGAACGACCCGAAGTCGGGTATACGAGTTGCGGTGTTGGACGACTCTGAACAGGTGCTGGGGACGGGACAAGGGAGTACACGTAAGAAGGCGGAGCAACTGGCGTGCCAACAGGCATTGGAGAAACTACAGGTTGCGGTGTAGGAGGAGGTGCTCCACGCATATCCACCTGAACACACTCCGAAGACTTCAAGGTCGAGCGGATATCGTTTGTCGTCTTCCGGATCCGCTCTGCTGTATCATCCGCAGCATCCTGAGGATCTGCCGGGTACATCCGCTGTGTTGTAAGACGTCCTCCCCTTTTTCCACATGTGAAGCGTTTGAGTGTAAGACCACGTGTATGAAGGACAGACTTGACACAAACGCCGATCGCTGCCTTCTCACCCATCTTCCTCCGGACACTCTTCACACACTTACAAAACTTCTGCGACAAGACCTTCTTGGTTACCTTGCGTCCACCTCCCGGAGTGGGCGTTGCGGTAGGAACAGGCAGGGGTCCGACAGCCGGTTCAGGGAACATCTTCTCTTCAATCGCATCAAAGAGATTCCCAACAAGCACGTGCGATTGAGCAGCGATGTACTGGTTGCTGTACATTGGTCTCTTAGAAATAATCCCAGCAAGAGGAATGATTAACTTTTGATTGACGAGGTCTTGCTGATCGGTAAATCCGGCAATTTGCGAAGCCACACTCAGGATGTCGTAGACCTGCATGAAAATCTTCCTCTTCGAGTCAATCGTCATAAAAGTCGGATCCGATTCAATCAGTCGCGCAGGGACCATGAAGTGATGAAACTTTTTATCCACAAACGGTTTCCGGCGTTCTTCCGTCCCCAAATAAGACCGAATGTGGCTCGCAAATTCCCGCTCACTGGATACCGCACGTCCCCAGTCGTGGACGACAAGGTGATTTCCCATCCACGCAACATTGTTGAAATGTAAATCGGTATGAACGACACCGAGCGTGTTGAGGTAGATAATTGCGTGGAGCAAGCGTTCAAGTTCGACCAAGACATCTTTTGTGATTTTGGTTCCGTGCAAGTTGCTTCCTTGTTCGGGAGTAATCAAGTTCACCAGATTCTCCGCTTTGCTGTCGGGGGCAACGTATTTGCAGTCCCTATCGAAGTTATCGGCATCCGTAAAGTCCTTTGGTTTAAACTTCGGGGTACAGTATCCAACCGCAAAATTGAAGTACTCGGAGAGCGGGCGATCTCCCAAGTACTCCTTTGCTTCGGGAACTGTTTTCAAGTACTCTGTGCCATCATCGACAATATCCCGAATCCTCTCCTGAATCCATTGCTCACCCTCCATCTTCGGAATAACGCGGGATACATAGTTTCCATCAGGAATTGGATTGCTTTCCGTCCCCGGTTCGCAGTCGACCTGCGGTTTAAAAACACAGGTATCGGCGCCTTCTCCTACGATATAACCGCCACGCCTCATTGTCTATACAAAAGAAGAATACCTCATGGTAGGATAAATGCAGGAACACATGACAGAGTCGCAGACAACGAAGTCGATCTCGAATGATACGGTGCAGATGTATTTCTTTGTTATGTTTGGAATCGTGATTGTATTGTCGGCAATCTCGGTTGCCGGGGACCTGTTTGTTGCGATGCGCAAGCCTGCTCTTGGATTTGGCCTCCTGCTGCGTAGTGCGCCTACCCTGATCATCGCGGTAGCAAATGCCATGTTCCTCTATATTCTCTCGTCGCGGGCACTCCCTACTGAGCGTTCGTCTAAGAACTAGGTTAAAGGCAGAAGAATATATCCTATGAAAGAATAAACATAAATGGGTGGCGGTCTTCTCCAACTCGTTGCATATGGTGCTCAGGATGCTTACATCACGGGAAATCCCCACATCACCTTCTGGAAGGTCCTCTACAAGCGTCATACGAACTTCGCCATGGAGGCGTTCCGTGTGAATTTCACGGGCTCTCCTCAGTATGGCCAGCGTGTTGTCGCCGTGGTCAACCGCAATGCGGATCTGATGTACAAGACGTACTTGGAGGTTCAGCTGCCCGATACGACCAAGCCCACGATCCCCGTTCAGTGGACGGGTGCATGGGAGCGTCGTCTTGGCTACCAGCTCCTCAGGAAGATTGAGGTGGAGATCGGCGGTCAGATCATCGACACCCACTACGGTGAGTGGCTCTTCCTCTGGGAGAATCTGACTTCGAGCTTCGACAATTCCGTCAAGCTCGACAGCATGACGGGTGGATACCTCAGTGGCTCTACGACGTCGGGTGTGTCGTGCGGTGGTCGCCCGAACATCCTCTACATCCCGCTCCAGTTCTGGTTCTGCCGCAACCCGGGTCTGGCTCTGCCGCTCATCGCCCTCCAGTACCACGAGGTGCGCATCAACGTCACGCTCTCGGCTGCTACGGATCTCGTGTCGTCGACAGGTTATTCCTCTGTGTCCGCCGCGGCTGCTGCTCTTCCTCAGCTGAAGGACATGGCACTCTATGTTGATTACATCTACCTCGATGTGGAGGAGCGTCGCCGCTTCGCTCAGCAGTCGCACGAGTACCTGATCGATCAGCTCCAGTATGGCATGCCCCAGACGCTCACGAACGCGTCGTCCCGCATTGACCTCACGCTGAACCACCCGGTCAAGGAGCTTGTGTGGGTGTTCCAGGATGCCCGCAAGACGGACTGCGGTTCGGACCTGACGAAGAACATGGGCTTCACGCAGCCGTTCAGCTACGACGATATCGTGAACCGCTGCCGCCTCCAGATCAACGGAACGGATCGCTTCGATGAGCGGTTTGGCGACTACTTCTGGCGCGTCCAGCCGTACCAGCACCACAGCGGCGGTGCCTTCTGGCCGATGCGTGCTCAGGTGACGGCAACGACTCCGGCCACCATCAGCGTGTCCACTGGATGTACAGTGACGGGCGACGTTCTCACGATTGCGGCGGGCGCCACGGGTCTCCCCGTCAGCGTGCCTTTTATCATGGAGGGTGCCGTTGTGACTTCGTCGGTTTCTGGTCTGATCGCCCCTGGTACGATCGTGTCGGCCTTTGGAACTGGTTCTGGCAAGGACGGAACGTACAATCTCAGTGAGTCTGCCATGGTGGCAGGTACGAACGTGAGCGCAGGAACGGTGACGTTCACCCTGCCGAACTTGCAGTATACGCCCCACGACAACCCCATCAACGTCTACTCCTTTGCTCTGGAACCGGAGGAGCACCAGCCGAGTGGAACGTGTAACTTCTCGCGCATCGACACGACGACGCTCGTGTTCGATAGCATTGCGGAGGCGGGTCTTGCGAAGCCGACGAAGACCACGCCCTTCGTGTTCCGCATCTACGCCGTGAACTACAACATCTTCCGCGTGATGTCGGGCATGGGTGGTCTTGCGTACAGCAACTAAGAAGGCGGGCTAAGGTGAGCAAGCTCGGTCTTCAACTTTTCTAAATACAAAATAGCATCCATGTGCTCTTCCTGAGCATGCACAATCCATTGAAGAACAGACAGATCCTTTCGATCAAGGTTCGTTCCGTACTTCTTCTGTCCAAACTCTGAACGCTGCTTGAACTTCTCAATCACAGCGGTTACAATGCTGTCCATTTTAATAACTAAAATGCTGAACTATGAAAGTCTTTGGTATCGTTTCTACACGAAGAGAAGTAAATCTCCTAACTAAACAATGCTTAGTCTTCCTTTTCCCGTCGTATACTTGTATGTTCTTCTGATCGTGGTGTTTGAAACATCCGCAATGTCTTGCTTCAAACGAAGCTTAGACAATAGCGCCTTCTTCGCACTCGGTGTCCTCTTCTATGGCTGCGTAGGGTTCCTGTTGTGCCAGACCTACAAGCACACCGGCATCGCAATGACCAATGCTCTCTGGTCTGGATTGTCCGTTGCTTCGACAACGATTGTGGGTGTTATGTTGTTCAAGGAAGTCCTGCATTTACACGATTACCTTGCCATTGCGATGATTTCGGGTGGTGTTCTGATCTTGAACGTGACGGAATAAGTTAGACTTTTGTGTTTGGTTTACATCCATGAAGTCCGAGCGTCTGTTGAAGCATAACCGGAGCAGGTGCTCCCGGAGACGGGCACTTTGCGTGGTCGAGTCCTAAAATATGCCCGACTTCGTGATTGATAATATACTGGCGATACCCATTCAGATCCTGACCACTTTTGTTCGGCGACTTTCCCGTCCATAAAAGTGCGTTGACCCTGAGGTGCTTTCCGCCGAGTTCTGCGCAATTCAGTTTCGGATCACATCCTGCTTTGCGAAGACCCGCAGGAGATGACATATGGACGACCATTTCTGCCGATCCTTTGGTCTCTACAAACTCATGACCCTTGCTTTCCCATCCATCAGGATCCGTTAGGTAGATCCCCACATCCCTTCTGAAGGTCTCCAATGAAAAATTGACATCTGAATCCACTACGACCTTGTAGGTGATCTTTCCCATTGGTTCTTTGTTTGATTATTTACTGGCAATGCTTCATCAACGTATCTACGATCTTCGACGTCTTGATATGGCTGAACCCATACGAGAACAGAATATTTCCCACAAGACCGCCCTCCCGTTCAAGGACCTCTACAAGAAGGTAGTCCTTGCTTCCTGTATCAAGATCGTAGAACGCAAACATCCACTTCTGTTCGTTCTCAACCTTGAATCCTTTACACATCATTGTTCTCGCGTACCCGAGTTCACGTAGAGCTTGTTCACCTGCGTAGATCATTTTGTAGTGGGGTCGTGTTTTTGTAGTGTCTCTTTTCAGATCCGTTTTTGTAATTAAAAATTGGTGTTGGGTGTTGCGCCTGCGGTTGCGCTGCGGGTGTTTCAGAGATCAATAGTCAGCATCAGGAGACGTAGGACGATAAGGCTCGCTATGGACCCGGCAATCACGACATCGGCACAGCCAATGGTCCTCGCGATTCACCTTGGGCGGCTCCGGGATCGGCTCGTCCTCGGGTTCCGCGTCATAGGGTGCCGAGATGGGCGAGAGTGCCTCCACTGCGGGAGGAGGTGCTCCGGTCGCGAGGCCGAGAGCAGCGATCCTCTGCTTCTGGTAAGGCAGAAGACCCTTCGGGAAGTAGTGCATGACGATGTACTCCTCGGCCACGAAGAAGGTCATCGCGTACGCCTTCGCTCCACTCGAATGGTGCGTGAACCAGTAGTGATCTCCGTACTTGGCAGAGAGTCGGGTCAGCGCGTCCGTCTTCTTCAAGACATCCGTCCGGTTGCGCCCATTGTAGTTGTGCGGGATGTAGAAGTTGTCGCAGAGGAACGTCAGGTCGTTGTCCTCCTGCTTGAAGAACTGCTCCTCGGTTCCGTTCGCCCGCGCGTTGGCGAGAGCGGCCTCCCGCTCCGCGTAGGTGCGCGTCCAGTAGCGCACAGGGTACTTCATGACGACAACCTTGTAGTCCGAAGGATTCGACGACGTCTGGATTGCACGCAGAAGGTCGGCCTGAATCTCCCGATGGTTGTTTCGAATGTGGCGGTCGATGTCGTCCACGATCGTGTCGCGGATGTGGATGAGCGACGACTGGCGGCGCTGGTCGACCGCATCGTTCAGGCTGTTGAGGAAGGTGTTGTTCGAGAAGTAGGAAGACATTGTGTTCGTTGGTGTGCTTCTCTTGCTTCCCTAAAAACCAAATCCGTTTTTGCGGTCTACTCTAAAATGAACGTCATTTTCTCAGCATAGGTCCTGGAACAATGCCCACGTGTTCCCACTGCAAGAAGAAGACGCATCTCGAATTCAAGTGTACTTGTTCAAATGAAAAAGTATTCTGTTCTCGATGTCAGACGACTGAGGTCCACGGATGTGGACGGATTTACAAACCTACTGAACTTGTGAAGGTTGTTGCGGAGAAGATCGTGAAGATTTAGTCGAGATTGATGTTCTCAAGAAGCTTGTCCATAATGTTTGTAATCTCTTTTTGCTTCAGGTTGGATGTCCTCATGACGGACGCAACGATCCCTCCATCACGCAGAATGATCTCTACGTCAATCTCCTGAATGGGAACTGGAGTTGATGGCTCATCCTGAGGCTTCGTCTTCGTCCACATGCTTAGGGACCAGAGTGGCTCGTTCACCTTCCATGCCATCGATCCCTCCAAGTTGTAGCCCGTCTCGCTGATCATCTTCGTCATTGCGTTGTAGATAGTGTCCTGCATTCTTCGATGGGGTCTACTCATCTGTAAAAACATATCCGTTTTCTATCATAAATGAACGTGTTCTTTGAAGCTATCCTTGTTGGACTTGCCCTGTTGCCTATCTTCTGGGCCGTGGAGAAGTTGAAGCTCTCCAAGTGGGCGACCGTCTTTGTTGCGGGTGCTGCGTTTCACCTTATCGCAGAGGCTACGGGAGTGAATGCGATGTATGCGAAGATGAAATAAAACGAACGATAGACTTGTAAACAAAAGAATCGTATGCAGTCCCGTTCTACTAAGAAGAACAGGGGTCAATTTTATACAACTAATTCATCTTACATCCTCGAGGGGTTTCCGGAACCTCCGTCTGATATACGATGTATATCGGAGCCCTTTGCCGGAAAGGGAGATCTAATTGACTGGGTTCGGTCAACTGGATGTGCTGCTCCAATCGAGGCATATGATATTGAACCGAAAGGGGATGGTATAGCGAAACGCGATACTCTTCTTGACCCACCTGATTATACTGGTACATGGATCATAACCAACCCTCCTTATCTCGCTCGAAACAAGAACGATAGTAAGGAAGTATACGATCTTTATGAAACAAATGACTTGTATAAGTGTTTCATAACGAGCGTTGTTCGGCAACCCAGCTGTAGAGGCGGACTCTTCATCATTCCTGCGGGGTTCTTCTTCTCTGCTCGTGATATTGATGTCCGATGCCGAGATGCCTTCATGAGAAAGTATAGAATAACAAAAGTAAAGTATTTCGAAGAGCCTGTCTTTGACGATACGTCTACAACCATTGTTGCCTTCTCATTTGAGAAGGCAACAACAGAGCTGGCTGAGCAGCATGTCGAATGGACGGTCCTGCCTTCGAAAGAGCAGAAGACCTTTGTTATGTCATCTCTCAATAACTGGATTATCGGTGGAAGTATCTATAATCTACCTATTCCGGATACCATAACCGTTCGCCGATCTGTCGCTGGTCAGCCATTGAAAAAGGATGAGCAACAGCTGTTTATAACACTGAGAGCTCTGGACAGTGGAACGCAAGATGGTCGCATCAGTCTATCCTATCAAAAGGACTATGTGTATCCTGCGAAAGACTGTAGTCGGACATACGCAACCTTTCGCATAACAAACAAGATTCTGAACGAAGACGAACAGAAGGACCTCGTTGAAAAATTTAATGTGTTTCTCGAGACGGTCCGTAAAGACACGTGGAGCTTGTTTCTGCCTCAGTTTCGTGAATCAAAGGAGTACGCACGCAAGCGTATTCCCTTCGAGTTGGCCTATCGGATCTTTCTACATCTCATTCATTTGCAACAGTCTTCTTGAACCAGTCGAAGTAGCCCTTGAGGTCGCCTGCGTAGACCTTTGACTTGACAGCAGAGTGCTCCGGAAGAGAGCACGCGTAGTTGAATTTTTCGATTTGCTTGTGGGCCTCGCTCCCGTCAAGGATGTTTGCGAAGTAGATGTTGTCGGTCGTCTTGGCAACGTTCAGCTGTCCCTCGACAAACCAGTAGACCTCGCGCAGAGAGCGTGTCTGGGCACCGCCGGCACCGACAATACTCTTGAAGTTCAGGTAGACATACTTGTTGCCCACCTTCTGTACTCCATCGAAATCTTCGCTGTAGTCGAACCCGTCCTGGTTGACATTCGGCTGGGCGATGTCCTTCAGCGTGTTCGTCCGCAGGTTGATGCGCACATTGGTCTTGGAGCAGTTGATGCCAGTTCCCTCGATAACCTTTTTGCGCTGGTACTTCTCGGCGTTGGTAGAGCCGGCGCCTCCGGACATCATACCGAACTGTTCCTGGCGCTGCTCCTTGGTAATCTCGGAGCCAGCAACAACGTCGGCGGGGCAGTGGATGGTAGACATTGTGGTAGGATGATGTATAGTTTACAGGGGACCACCTCTTGTCTATCTGCCACCACTGAAATCCATTTTGGACGATACTCGGGGGAAAATGGATTCGTGTAGCCAGAGGAAACGGATAGTGCCCCCCAAGAAGACTACTACTACAACCAAAATGACTCTCTATGACATCCAGAAGCGCCTGACCACGACCGGCTCCGCCGCATCGAAGAAGATGTGGAAGCAGGTGATCAAGAACGAAGAGTTCGACAACATCATTGCACTGCTGAACGACAGCTACGACCCAGTGTGCGACGACATGTCCCCTCTTGGCGTCAATATACTCGGAAAGAAGGGATCTTTCAAATGGAAGGCGTTCTGCGAGCGAGTGATTGAGCGCATGGTAAAGGACGAGTCGCGGTTCTTCGCCAATGGTGAGTTCGTGAGCTACGAAGACACTGCCGGCGGGTGTGATGAGATCGTCTACGACATGATGTGCGATCAGCTCAAGGAGGAGATGAAGACGCCGGTTGACACGGCGTGGGTCGACGCAAAGGACGAGAAGAAGAAGGAGCTGACTGCACTGATTGCGCGGTTCCAGAAGGAGCTGGCAGACCTTGACACGATGGTCTAAGAGAAGAGGAGAACAGAACACAAACTAATTTTTCAACGAGCATTGAAAAATTGGTGATGAGTTTAGAGTCGTAATCGGGACTTTGTATTTCACGCAAGGGAGTAGATCCCAAGGTCTTCTGCATTCTGGTCTGCGTGCGCCCGCATTTTGAGGTAGTTCATGTCGTCAAGGTCCTTTGACGTCCAGTTCCCTGCTGCGTTTTTCATTGCGTTCGTCGTAGGAGGCGATCCCTTCATGATCTCCTCTGTTTTCAAAAGTTCGCTGTAACTCTTGCTACCGAGACCCTCGTTCCACTGCATCGTAGCATTCATGCCGAGATTGAACTGAGGAAGTTGTGCCTGCTTCCGAGCAGTCTCGTAACTTCCGCCGTATGCCGTCTCAAGGGCCTTTCCAATCTTGTCATCATGCTGACCACGGGCGTCGCCTCCGCCGTACATGTAGATCTGACTCGACCAGCACTGTCCGTATCCAGGGATCTCACCACCCATCCTGGCGCGACGAAATGCCGGATCGGTAAGGACGAACGCTTCTACCACGCTCTCGGAGTAGACAATCGAGGAGTTCATTCTTGTTTGAAGTTGTGTTCTTGGGACCACATCCCTTTCTCTGCCACCACACAGATCCGTTTTTACACCCCCCCCACAACGTTAAAAAAGTAACCAACCCCCTCCACCACCATTCACCCCTTCACTCGCAAGCTCGCTACTCACTCGTCATCCCCCAGCACGGCCCACCGATTGCCACGCCCAACACTACGGCGCTTCATCGTCAGC